TATGGGTGGCCGCACTAAAGCTATGTATGGCGGCATGAAGCGCGAGAAAAAAATGAGCGGCGGTATGAAGAAGCGTTCTATGTATATGGAAGGCGGTAAAGCCCACTCAGGCACACAGCCTATGTACGGAAGCACTGTAGCAGACGCCATGCCAAAAGGAACTGCAAACTAATGACTACTCAAGTTGAAAAACGCGAATACAAGTCTATCCAAGAAAAAGAGCGTATGTGTGCTGAGATGACAGAGAATCAGTTTCCGTATCAAAAAGAAGCGGAGTTAAAGTTTCCTAAAGCTCGTAATGAGCAGGAGAACCCTGATGCAAGTCGCGGCACCTAAAGGCTACCACTGGATGAAAAGTGGTAAGACCTACAAGCTGATGAAAGATCCAGCGGGTGGGTATAAGCCACACAAAGGTGCTTCTAAAAAAGCCAACTTTGAAATACAAAAGGTTCATAAAAAATAATGGCGACTACATACCTACAGCTTACAAATGAATTACTAAGAGAAATGAACGAGGTTGTATTAACCTCTAGTAATTTTTCTTCTGCTATTGGTCTTCAAGCACACGCTCAAGATTGTGTCAACAGAGCATACCTTGACATTGTTCTTGAAGAACCTCAGTGGCCTTTTCTTTCTGTAGGCGAAAGCGGTTTAACAGACCCGCTGTACGGTAATGTAACTGTAGAAACTGTTGCTAATCAACGCTGGTACGAAATCAAAGCCGCTAGTTCGTCTTTGGTGGATGATTACGGTTATGTGGATTGGGATGACTTTTATATGACTACAGTAGGCGTATCAGGCGAAACAGCCCCCTACGTCAGTCAAAACCTAAAGTTTATAACCTTAGAAGAATGGAAAGACTATCATCGTGCTAAAGAAAATCAAGACGATGCTGGCGATGCTGATGGTGGTGAACCTCGCAGAGTTTTTCGTAGTAGTGATGGGCGTAATTTTGGATTAAGTCCTATACCTGACAAAGTATATAAAGTTCATTTTTTTGCTTTTAATCAGCCTACACAACTATCAGCGCATGGCGATACAATTGTATTCCCTGATATTTACAAAACTGTTTTACTTGCACGAGCTAGATATTACGTGCATCAGTTTAAAGAAAATATTCAGCCAGCCGCACTAGCCCTAGAAGAATATCGTAGAGGCTTACGACTTATGAAGAATGCTCTAATGTTCCCAGCACCTAAGTACATCAAAGATGATCGCATGAGGCTTGTTTAATGTCTCAAGCTTTTGGTTTTTCATGTAAGGGCGGTTTAAACACAAACCTAAACTCTATTGAGATTTTAGGCAACCCCGGCTTTGCAAAAGTACTAGAAAACTTTGAAGTAGACCCAGACGGAGGCTACAGACGCATAAATGGATTTACAGCTTATGGTACTGCTCGTCCAAATAGTTCTAATGCTGTTTTAGGTATTCAGCCTTATGGTGATGGGGTTGTTGTTTGCTCTGGTACAGATATATTTTTCAGTAATGATGGCGATTCATGGCTACAAATAAATCGTAGTTCTGTACATAGTAGTGGTGATAATTATACAACCTTTACAGGCCGATCAACTTTAACACGCACAGACCAAGGCCAATGCCAATTTGCATTAATTGAGGGGGCGGCATTTAATTATGGACAGCTAGTTATTGCAGACGGTGCAAACAAACTATATATGTTTCGCATGGAAGGTACGGGCCTTTTAAACACTCGTACATTCTTTGCAGAAGAAATAGCCGTTAGCGGTACAAACGCTGTTAAATATATTACAGTACACGACCATCATCTTATTGCTTCTGGAGTAGCTGATAATTTAAATACAGTTTATTACAGTGTCTACAACGATGCTACAGACTTTAGCGGCTCTGGTGCAGGCGCAGTAGCAATTTCAGATCAAGTACAAGGTATTAAAGGCTTTCGTGAAAACTTAATTGTGTTTACTCAAAATAGTATTCACAAACTTATAAATATAAATGATGCTCAAAATGTTCGTATAGACCCTATTACAGAAAACGTAGGCTGTCTAAACGGATATAGCATTCAAGAATTTGGAGGTGATCTAGTCTTTTTAGCCCCTGATGGTATTCGTACTATTGCGGGTACAGCAAGAATTGGTGACGTAGAGTTAAGCTCTATTTCAAGACAAATTCAAGAGATCGTAACTGCTCTGACTACATCTACAAGCTCTTTTATTATTACAAGCGATGTACTGAGATCTAAATCACAATACAGGTTATTTTATTCTACGATTGCTCAAAACCCTAGTATTGCCAAAGGAATTATTGGAACTTTTACAGGACAAGGTTTTGAATGGTCTGAAACAAAAGGCATTCAAGCTTTAGGTTTTGCATCAGGCTTTAACAGCAATGGCGTAGAAGTTTCTTTTCACGGAGACAAAGATGGATACGTTTATAACCACGATACAGGCGACTCATTTATACATGACGGTAGTGGAGCTAATATCTTAGCGACTTATGAAACACCTGACATTGATTGTGGAGATATAGGAACACGTAAAACTTTAAAATATATTCGCACATCGTTTTCACCTGAAGGAACATTACAGCCAGTTTTAAGGTTGCGGTATGATTACAAAGATTTAAACATACCACAGCCTTCAGATATAACACTATCAACTATACCTCTTCCGGGGACATTTGGTGATGCTGTTTTTGGCGCGTCTTCGTTTGGGGCGGGATCTGATCCTATGTTCCGACAAACAGTTACAGGCAGTGGCAACACATTTAGTATACGTCTACAATCAAACGATACAAACAGCCCGTATGGTGTAAATGGTTTTTATATAGATTATATGCCATCAGGTAGGAGATAATAATGGCCCAAAGTTATACACGACAAAGTACATTTTCAGATGGCGATACAATTACTGCCGCGTTATTTAACGACGAGTACAATCAGCTTCTAAACGCCTTTGCGTATTCAAATACTTCTGATGCTTCTACGGGCCACAGACATGATGGTACAGCAGGAGAAGGCGGTAATATTCATACGATTGGCGACTTAGATTTTAATAATAAAATTGTAGTTGATAGTACAAACAATCGTTGGGGCTTTTATGTAGAAGTCTCTAGCAGTGCAGTAGAACAAATTCGTGTTCAAGATGGTGCAGTAGTTCCTGTAACAGATGATGATATTGATTTAGGAACAGCCTCCCTTGAGTTTAAAGATTTGTACATAGACGGTACGGCTTATGTAGACGCAATTAATTTTAATGGTACAGCAATTACTGCCACAGCAACTGAACTAAACATAATGGACGGCGACACAGCCGCTACAGCTACAACGCTTGCTGATGCTGATCGTGTTGTTGTAAATGACAACGGCACAATGAAACAGGTAGCTCTTACAGACTTTGAAACATATTTTGAGTCTGCAATTGATACAATCAGCGGTAACCTAACTATTACAGGCGATCTTACTATTAGTGGTGATGATCTTGTAATGGCTACAAATACTTCTGGTCATCTTCTTATTGCTGATGGAACAAACTTTAATCCTACAGCCGTAGGAGATCTTTCAGAAATATCTACCGTTGCTGGTGATGATGTGTTATTGGCAGTAGATACTTCAGGCGGTGGCCTAAAGAAAATTACTAGGGCTACACTTGTTTCGGGTCTTGCAACAGGAACAGAAATTTCAAATGTTATTGAAGACACTACCCCACAACTAGGTGGAAATCTTGATGTAAATGGTCAAGATATTGTTAGTGTATCAAACGGTAATATAACCATTACCCCTAACGGTACAGGTCTTGTAAGGCTTGATGGTAATGTAGATATTCAGTCTGGTGAAATTGTTCTTAAAAATGCTGGCTCTGTATCAAACATTAAGTTTTATTGCGAATCTTCAAACGCCCACTACACTCAGCTTCAATCAGCCGCACACGCTGATTACAGTGGAAATGTAACTTTAACACTTCCAGCGGCTACTGATACTTTAGTAGGTCGTGCAACAACAGACACACTAACTAATAAAAGACTTACATCTCCTAAACTCAACGAAGATGTAGCTATTAGTGCAACAGCTACTGAGCTAAATGTTCTTGATGGTATTACTAGCACTACAGCCGAACTTAATATTTTAGACGGTGTTACCAGTACAGCGACAGAACTAAATTATACTAATGGGGTTACTTCTAATATTCAAACACAGCTAAATACAAAAGCTGGAACAGGCAAAGCTATTGCGATGGCTATTGTCTTTGGTTAATTAAAGGGGAAAAATATGTCTGCGCCAAATATCGTAAATGTAGCAACTATTACAGCTAAGTCGTTTTATCTTGCGCTGTCCAGCACAAGTGCAACAGAGCTTGTAAGCAACGCCGCATCTAGCGGTAAAGTTTTTAAAATCAACATGATTCAAGTTGCTAACGTAGATGGGTCAAATGCTTGTGATGTGACAGTTGATTATCACACGCAGGATGATATTGGTGGCACTGCATATTCTTTAGTGTCCACTGTTTCAGTGCCTGCTGATGCTTCATTAGTAGTCATTGACAAAAACACTGCTTTATATCTTGAAGAAGACCGCTCCATCTCTGTCACGGCTGGCACTGCCAATGACCTTGAAGTCCTCGTTAGCTACGAAGAAATCAGCTAACGATGGCTAAAAACAAAGGCGGTTTTATTGGTCAGGACGGGCTAAACGCTCCAGACTCGCCTACTGGCGTGTCAGCCACGGCGGGCAATGAGC